GTGGATCGGTTCAATACTAACCCTGTGTTTAGATTCCGTGCTGACGATCGCAGAGATGCCAACAGAATTTATGGAGAGTGGCTGGCAGCCGCTGGCCTGCCCACAACTACTGAAGACTACGGATTCCAAGAGATCAGACCTCAACCTTCTCAAATTCCACGTGACTGGCGCATAGTGGATCGTGAGACTGACGAGACACTCAACACCGTACGTGGTGCCAGTCAGGATCAGGCCCTGGCGGTACGAGACGACACAGCCCGCAGACATGGTGTTGATGCCCGTCAACTGAGTCTGCAGGTGATATTCAATCCAGTTGCGGCACAGCAGGAAATTCCCGAAGTTCCCATGGATGTGGCACAGAACTTCCCGGACCGTACCAATGGCCGCAACACGGATTACTCATTCAGAGACTTGTTTGGCACCACAGATCAGGCCAGTTCGGCACCGCCTGGCAATAGTTTTAGTGGACAGTGGCGAGTCATGATTGATGGCGAAGAAGTATGGCGCTTCCGTGGTGTAGGCAACAATCAAGCAGATGCCAATCGCATTGCACAAACTTGGTTGCAGGATCAACGTCGTCAAGGATCGTTATCCCCTGCACCAGGTGCAGATATTGAAGTGTTGCCGGTGATGATATGAGAGCAAGTGAATTTTTAATAGAACTCAGAGACAGGATGTATCAATACATCCGAAGCATTGTTCCCACATGGCCAGAATATGTTGTGCAAGACTGGTTGTACAAAGGTCGCGGTAAAAATAAAAATTACACCACTGATAGTAGAGCAGTCAAAGATGAAATTATCGAAATGATCGCAGATGCAGGACTAAGTCCTAATGTCAACCCTTGGCAACTTGTACCCAACATGAAGTTTACCATGGACATGTTTGAGCCGAAGAGCAAACGAAAGTTAATTGGTCGTGCAGGCGGCACCAGTGACATGGGTATGGGCATACCCAAAGATGCTGAAAGACATGCCACACAAGCGGCATTGATACAACAGGGCGGTGTGAGTCGAGAACCTGCAATATTAATTAAATTTGGCAACGGTTATGAACTGTTGGAAGGTTGGCATAGAACCATACAACACTTTGCCCGGTATCCTGATGGCTACGTTGGTCCTGCCTATGTGGCCGTGGCACAAAGCAGGCCAGGCATAACAGAATCCATGGCGGCCGACCAAGTGCTTGATTATGTCAAACGTGCTCATGCTCCAGAAGCATTTGACATTGAATACAGCATAACTGATCATCCTGAGTGGGAATTAAAGAGTATTCCCTTGTCACAACTGAACTTGGATCCTGATGGCGAAGAACCGGATCCTTACAATCGTGTGAACTGGGTGGACAATGACAAAGTTCAAGAATTGATACCACGGATTGGATCAGTGTTAAAAAGTATGCCCATTGTGGTTGATTCACAGGGTTGGATCATTGATGGCAACCATCGTGCTGTAGCCGCGGTAGAAGCAGGCATGACCAGTGTGCCTGCCTATGTTCCTGTCAAACCGGTTGTTGCGGAAGGCGAAAGCAATGATACTGCTATAAGTTTATCCAAGTTAGGTAAATTTCATCCTGGTGCAGATACACTTGCAGAGTTTGTGCCAGAAAGAACAACAGCACAATATGCCTTGCACCCGGACAAATGGGAATCAACCTTTTACAGTTTGACCAACAAAGATTCTGACAAATTAAAATACTATGGTCCAAAAAAGATTTCAATTCCACCAGGAACTTTGGTGGGCGACATGGCCATTGCCAACAAGTTTTACAGAGCCAAGACATCCGAAGAAAAACAACAGTATGCCGAATTATACAAAGCATCACTACAGCCATATCCAGTAGATGTCAGTGAGTATCGTATGCCTGAATTGTTGATTCCCAAGCAAGGTGTAGCAGAAAACTTTGCTGATGGCAAGAATCCTGGCCGCAAAGGACTTGCCAAGCGTTCAGGTGTGAACACCAAGGCATCAGTAAGCAGTCTGAGAAAAACTGCTAAAAATAGTTCAGGTGAAAAGCAACGCATGGCACACTGGTTGGCCAATATGAAGGCTGGTAGAGCAAAGGCAAAGAAAAAATGAGGGTCACAGATATTATCTTAGAAGCATTTGACCAACCCTATGCATTTCACTGGGACAACAATCAGGACGAGCCCGGTGCTGAACAGGATCCTAGATATGATGCCTTAGCACGACTGCCAGATGGCACCAATCTCACAATCAATTTCTATACTGATTCTGATGTGGCCGACAATGAAGATTGGGTAGTTGAATTTTGGCGCGACAATCGCCTGGACATTTCCGGAGCCGGTGATGCTCAGCGAGTGTTTGCCACAGTGTTGACCGCTATTGGTCAATTCATAGAAATGGAACAGCCTGAAACCCTGCGTTTCACAGCCGACAAAGATGTTGAGCCTGGACAGAAACCCATGAGCCGAAGCAATCTCTATGATCGCCTGGTGCAACGCTATGCTCAGGCCTGGGGTTATAGATTGGATCGCAGTGACATGGCCAACACCACAGTTTATCTACTGCACAGAATAAGGTAAAAGCCGACAGGGCTAAGTAAACATATGAGAGCCGATGAATTCATGAACGAAAACCTACGCAAGTGGTTTAAAGACAAATGGGTACGATTTGGTCCTGATGGTAAAATCCGCGGCGATTGTGCCAGAGGATCAGATTCTGAAGGCAAACCCAAGTGCTTGCCTGCCTCCAAGGCACACTCACTGGGCAAGAAAGGTCGTGCAAGTGCCGCTAGCCGCAAACGCAAACAAGATCCCAATCCTGAACGCTCAGGCCCAGCCATCAATGTGTCTACAAAGAGGAAAAAATCATGATACTCGGTGATTTCTTCTCAGAAGCAGCCAACCCTGCACAGCAGGCCGCTATTGCCATTGCCATGCGAAAGGCCGGCAAAAAGCCCAAGACAGAATCAGTGACCAACCCTGCTGACACACTCTACTTCTTTGATGTGGCTCGAGGTGGCCGCAGTTTCAACCATCTTGATTTAAAGATTATGGGGCTAAGACAAACCAAAAGTGGCAAGTGGTATTATCAACCCGGTAGAGACAGCACAGACTTGTTGACAAATGCTTCACTAAAACATTTGGAAAAAACACTTAACGTTCCGGCCCGTGCCTGGCAACGGCCTGTGACGGAAAGCCCACGAATTGCTAGGAAACCAGGGCAACCTGCTGATTCAAAGAAACATAGTGATTTATACACAGATGAGAATCCTCGAGGCACCATAACTGGCTTGAAGTTTGCCACAGTTGAAGACGCACGTGCCAGTGTTGCAAAGATACGCAACAGTGGTCGGAGCCATGCACACAAGATACAGGCCGCAGTGGCCATGGAACAACGTGCCCGGGCAGCCGGCAAGGCATCAGCAGCCGCGGTGTATCGTGCCTACATCAATGCCAACAAGAAAACTGACGAGGGCGTGGATTTAGAAGAAGCCTGCTGGAAAGGCTATCACAAAGAAGGCATGAAAACCATGTTTGGCAAAAGGTATCCCAACTGTGTAAAGAACAAAAAGAAAAATGAAGATGTAGCAGAAGGGTCAGAACAAAAACCAGTGATTGTGTATACCAATCATAGAGGTGCCACAATAGATGATAACATCAAGAAAAGTTTGCCGTCTACCTTGGTACCGTTCAATAAATTGCGCATGTGGGAAAAGCATAAATCAATGAAAGATCCTAAAATTGCTGATTGGGTAACTAACAAACTTTTACCAGAATTAAAACAAAATGGTGTGTTAAAACCTTTGCTGGTGTGGAACGATAATGGACAACTTTTTGTAATAGATGGCAATCACCGGTTCCTGGCCTATCAAGTAGCAGGCTACCAAGGCCGCGTTCCCGTACAAATAGTTCCTGAAAATATGATAACCGTTTCTGATACATTACCAGGTCAGCAAGACGTAGCAAAAGATACCATACAAGAATTTGTTAACGAAACACTAGGCCAAAAGAATTCAGACGAAATCCGCAGAATACAACAGATGCTGAACAAAAAATTCAATGCCAATTTAGATGTGGATGGTGTATTGGGTCCACTGACCAAGCAATCAATAGTCAAGTTCTTGCCCAGTGCCGACACTGCACCTGCTCCTGATCCCCGACGCACAACTGCGGTGCAGGGCCTTAAGGATAAATCTGTGCAGGAACAACACTGTCCCAACTGTGGCGGCCCCATGTTCAGTGAGTTGATGATAAATGAAAAACAAGATGCTTGTTATTACAAAGTAAAAAGCAGATACAAAGTATGGCCGTCGGCCTATGCGTCCGGAGCCTTGGTTCAGTGTCGTAAAAAAGGTGCTGCCAACTGGGGCAACAAGAGCGAATAATGAGCCGCGAGCATGTCATGATCAAGTGTGATGTCTACTGTGACTGGAAGGATCGGCCGCCTGTGTATAGATTATTTGTGGGCAACGAACTGTTTGTGGAACGCACGTACATCTGGCAGGAACAGTATTTGGAAGAGTTGATTCCTGTGTATGCTGAGCCAGGCAAGTACGACATACGCTATGAACTGGTTGAACCCAGTCAAGCCCGATTAACAGTTAAAAACCTGCGTGTGGATTCAGGCCCACCCAGTGCAAGAATAAAAAATACTATGTTAAGGATATATCCCCATGAGAGCACGTGAAATCCTGGAAAATTCGTCTGCTGCCACCTCAAGTGCAGGTAGTATAGCCACTATCGCACAGCCCTTGGGCATGGTCGCAAGATCAGGCGGATCAATGTTAAGTGGTAAATATACTAGGGACCTGACGCCTAACACGCCCCAGGAATACAAAAGGAACAAAAATGCTCGCGGACAGTTTAAAAATTCTATTAGCAACTAATTTTGCTTACTACTTGAAAGCCCATGGCTTCCACTGGAATGTAGAAGGGCCAGACTTCAGCGAACTCCACGGGTTCTTTCAAGAGATATATGAAGATGCTTACTCAGCCATTGATCCCACAGCAGAATACATCCGCTACCTAGGTGAATATTCGCCTGCAAGTTTTGAGCGGTTTAGCGAACTCACTGAGATCTCAGGGCAGACAAAGATTCCCCGTGCTCGACTCATGTTAGAAGAACTCAAGGCCAACAATGATCAGATGTTGGATTTGTTGAATCGTTGCTTTGCAGAAGCCAATGACGCCAACGAACAAGGTATTGCTAACTTCATTGCAGAACGACTCAGTGCTCATGGCAAATATCGTTGGCAACTGACCAGTTACTTGAAAGTCGAACGAGCATGAGCGACGATATCTACAGCATCCTCCAACGCTTGGACTTGATTGAGGGAAAGACAACTCCCGCCACAGTCAAGAAAGGCTTGAACGCACAACAGAAATCAGTGCCACAGATGCCGGCCCTGTTCAAAATGCCCAAGCAAGGACCTGTACTAGGCGGCGATGCCAATCGGAAAGCAAGCCCGGCTGGCTACATGTTTGGTGATGATGTAGAAGTGGGGCAAATGCCCCTGGCAGAAACCATGTCCGAGATTGAAGAAGACATGATTTCGAAGGTCAAGAAAGACCTAACACACTATTTGGATCAGTTGGCCGACAAAGTCAAAGTAGATCAAGATCTCAAAGACAAAGCAGTTCGAGACATTGAAGACAATGATCCCACAGATCCTGACAGTCAAGAAGAAGATGTTGAAGTAGATGAGATGCGTCCAGGACAAGGCCAAGTTAGTACCATTCCTGAGCCTGCAAGTTCACCTGTCAAGACTATTCCGCTAGAAGATGGTTCAGTACTAGAGATACACGGCGATCAACGCAGAGGGTTTACCATTCACAATGGCACTCGAAGCATGCCATCCAGTTTCAAAGAATTAGATGAAGCCGAGATGGCAGTGAATCTATACCGTGCCAGACGTCCGGCTGTGCAGCCAGACTCTAGTGCAGACTACGTGGAAGAAGCCAAATGATACTGAACGAATTTTTTAACTTACCCCAAGTGTTTGAAAAAGACATGACTGAAGGCGTGATGAGTGAAATTGACGCGGAACTGCGCAACATTGTGGCCCGCGAAGACTTTGACGCATTGTATGAGTTGTTTAGTGCCAACACTCCTGCTGGCCGATATGTGCAAGACATGTATGACGATGTTGTGATTGACGCAGGTCTCCATCCAGACGATGACTTTGAACGCATTGAACAAATTGTGTTTGATCGGTTGGCAGATGACTTTGGCGAGCAAGACGTGACTGAAAAAAGAGGCGACCTAAGACCCAAACTAGGCAGCGCACGTGACCGGGGCAAGAGCGTTCGTCAGTGGCGTCACAATCGTGGCCTAGACGAGCAAGGTGTAGAGGAAGGTCCAACGGACGACCCACGTTTTCAAAAGATGATGGGCAACATACAAAAATCAACTCCTAAATATGTTCCAGTAACTGGATATGTAGCAGTGAGTTTTGCAAGTGAGCAAGGGTCAAAAAAAATCAAAGGTGTTAGCCGCAATGGCAAACCAATACCAACCAACATCGGCGACCCTGACCAATTTCTCAGTGGTAAAATAGAATTTACTCCCGATCAAGTTGAACAACAACTAATGTCTATTGGTAAAAAATATGGATGGGATTCAATTGACTCTGGGCAAAGCCAGGGCTTTACTGAAATGTTCTTTGACACTGCAAAGGAATACACATCAAATAATTACCCCTATCTTGCAACAAACATTGTTAAGACTGTGAAGGAAATCAATAAATTTTTTGTAGATATAAACAAGAGTTTACAGACCACAGGATTACCTGGATATGTTTCAGACGTGTGGCAAGGCATGGGGCCACCTGAAAATACAAATCAAATTGAGGATTTAGATCAAATCATTAGCATTGCCAAAAAGACGGCGCCCAAGGCAGACCCTGGACCGGAGATAGGCAAAGTAATTTTAGCCAACTACAAGAGGTTTGGCGGCGAAGATGGTTACAGCAGGTCTGAACTAGATCAGGCAGCAAAAATAGCAAAGATTTATATCACACAAGGTGAACGTGCCGGATTCCAGGCTCAGCATAATTCTGATGTAAGTGACATGATTGATGAATTACTAAGTGATGCAGGCAGCGATGTAAGAACTATTTACACAGATGATCCTTTGAATCCGATGCAGATTGAAGACCAGGGCGTGGAAGAAGGCATGTTTGGTTCTCGACCAAGCCCAGTGCTTCCTGTCGTTGACAAAATTAACAAAGTGGCTAGAGAACTTACTCCACAGAATGTTGAAGTTGGCAAGCAAATTATTCAAGCCAATGCTAGAGACATCACACGCATGTTGAGTCCGCAGAGCAAGGCCGGTGTTGATGTGATTGAGCAAGGTGTGGACGAAGGCGAAGACAATATTCCACAACAAAGAACAGATAAAATTCGCGAACGCTTTGGCCGTTCTTTTGCCCGTAAATACGCGAAAGATTTAGCAGAAAAAGTATTTGCCGAACATCCTAAACTTACCTCTTACAATTTAGTGCAACGATATGCTTTTGCCATTGCTATTCAAGAGTTAGGAAGTCGTCAACGATTAAACTGGCTCATGTACGATACAGATTTTGCATCCGATATTCTTGATGCTTATGTCAAGTTAAGAGGATTGCCTCCAATTAAGCAAGGCATGGCGGAAGACGGGCCAGTGACCATTGGCTCTCGACTGCCAAAAAGCGACATAGAAACTTTTGGGTTGGAACCTGGCAGAGGATATAAAATTAACAAAGTTAAAGATTGGAAGCCTGGAGATAGACCTCGTGCAGTCCAACAACTTATTCCTACCCAAGACAAAAAAGATCACATTCGTAGTCGTTTAGGCAAGCATGTGGATCCTGTATTGCCGGAAGCCAAGGACGACTACGTGCCACCTAAAGAAGCCGACTATGGTAAAAAATATCAGGACATGGTTAAGCGTGTGGGTGAAAAAGCCCGAGCACAAGAAAAAGCCAAGCAACAACAGCAACCAAAAGCACCTGTGCGCGAAAGCCGTCTAGCGTTGTTGAAACAAATCATCCAATCATAAGAACACCCTTAGGACCGCACTAGTTGCGAGGGTAGGCGGCTGCTGCCTTGGTCATCCAATTCGCTACTGGAACCCATAAGTGAGCATTTTTCTTTACCAAACCCATTGCTTTCGTTAACACATCAATGTATAATACATGATCAAGGAGAACTTATGAGCGATTATAACCGCACTTTCAATGGCGAAGCCAAAGCCAAACTCACACAACTGATCAACGAAGGCATGCAGGTGCTACACGAAGTTGATACCCTAAACGAAGGCCTCAATGACACCATCAAGGCCATTGCTGAAGAATTAGAAATCAAACCTGCTACCTTAAAGAAAGCAATCAAGATTGCACACAAGGCCAAATTGGGCGAGACCAATCGAGATCACGACGAACTCAACACCATCTTGGAAACTGTTGGTAAAACACTTTGAGTCAAACATTTCGAGAATGGCGCAGTTCAGTTGCGGACTATGTTCGAGCCGACTACCGCGAATATCCCCTGCGTTTCTGCCTGGAGATGTTGGGTTGGGTCATAAGCATCGGCTGTAGTCTAACCTATGCTATCACAGTGCCCAACTTGCCATTCATACCCTTGTATGCGGCATTCATCACAGGATGTCTGATCATGGCCTGGTGTGCTTACACGCGAGGCAGTTTTGGTATCCTAGGCAACTACTTGATACTAAGTATTATTGACAGCGCAGGGCTGATTAAATTGCTGATACAAAGCAATTGAGAATCGTTCACTTGACGAACATGAATCATGGCCAACCAGCCACAAATGGAGACAGATGAGTTACATTGACGCACTATTTGATCGTGAGCACGATCGTATTCACATTGTAGAACGTCGCAATGGCGAACGAGTGTATCGGGAATACCCAGCAAATTATATTTTCTATTATGATGACTCCCGAGGTAAATTTCAAAGTATCTATGGCACACCCGTATCAAGATTTAGTACAAGAAACAACAAAGAGTTTCGCAAGGAGGTCCGCGTTCACAGCCATAAACCGCTGTATGAAAGCGACATCAATCCCATCTTCAGATGCCTTGAAGAAAACTACAAAGACCAAGATGCGCCTGAACTTCACACAGCGTTTTTTGACATTGAGGTGGCTTTTGATAAAGACCGCGGCTTCTCACCTGTATCAGACCCTTTTAATCCCATTACTGCAATTTCAGTCTATCTCGACTGGTTAGATCAGTTAGTAACACTTGCGGTGCCGCCCCGGAGCATGACCTGGGCCACAGCACAGGATCTTGTGGCCGACTTTGAGAACACCATCTTGTTTGAACAAGAGTCAGAAATGATCAAGACATTCCTGGACTTGATTGAAGATGCGGACATCCTAACGGGTTGGAACTCAGAAGGCTATGACATTCCCTACACCATCAACAGAGCCACACGAGTGTTATCAAAAGATGACACACGTCGTTTTTGTTTATGGAACCAATTGCCCAAGAAGCGTATGTTTGAACGCTTTGGTGCTGAAAATGAAACATACGACTTGATTGGTCGGGTGCATATGGACTATATGCAACTGTATCGCAAGTACACCTATGAAGAACGCCACTCATACAGTTTAGATGCCATCTCTGAATACGAACTGGGCGAACGCAAGACACAGTTTGAAGGCACACTGGATAGTTTATACAACCAACATTTCCGGACGTTTATTGAGTATAATCGTCAAGATACTATGCTTATCGCCAAGATGGACAAGAAGTTACGCTTCTTGGAATTGGCCAATGAATTGGCTCACGCCAATACCGTGCTACTGCAAACCACAATGGGAGCGGTGGCTGTAACTGAACAGGCAATTATCAATGAAGCACATGAACGTGGAATGGTTGTGCCCAACCGCAAACAAAGACTCACAGACGAAGACACACAGGCGGCAGGTGCCTATGTTGCTTATCCCAAGAAAGGTGTCCACGAATGGATTGGATCAGTTGACATCAACAGTCTCTATCCCTCGGCTATTCGTGCGCTCAACATGGGGCCAGAAACCATTGTAGGACAACTGCGTCCTGTGATGACTGATCGACTGATCAAGGACAACATGGCCAAAGGACAAAGTTTTGCGGCCGCATGGGAAGGCGTGTTTGCTAGTTTAGAATATACCTCAGTATTGAATCAAGAGCGTGGTACAGAGATTACTATAGATTGGCAGTCAGGTGAGGAGACTGTGCATTCAGGTGCTGAAATATGGCATATGATGTTTGACTCTAATCAACCTTGGATACTCAGTGCCAATGGAACTATCTTCACTTACGATAAGGAAGGTATCATTCCTGGACTACTAAAACGTTGGTACAGTGAGCGCAAAGACTTACAAGCCAAGAAGAAAGACGCAAAAGATGCCAAAGAAATTGCTTTCTGGGACAAACGACAACTGGTTAAAAAGATTAACCTCAACAGTTTATACGGGGCTATTCTTAACCCGGGTTGTAGGTTCTTTGACAAACGTATTGGACAGTCAACAACACTTACTGGTCGTTCAATTGCCCGGCACATGGACGCTCATCTTAATGAGTGTATCACAGGCGAATACGACCATGTGGGCCAAGCAGTTATATATGGTGACACAGACTCGTGTTATTTCTCCGCGTGGCCGGTACTCAAGAAAGAAGTTGAAGAAGGTAGGATGGCATGGTCGAAAGAAACTTGTATTCAACTGTACGACAGCCTTGCTGAACAGGTCAACTCGAGTTTCCCTGGCTTTATGGAACAGGCGTTTCATTGTCCCCGTGACATGGGTGAATTGATCAAGTGTGGTCGTGAAACTGTAGCAGATCGTGGTTTGTTTATTACCAAGAAGCGTTATGCTGTAAATGCCATTGACATTGAAGGCAAGCGATTAGATGTAAATGGGTCAATTGGTAAAACCAAGGCCACAGGACTTGACTTAAAACGCAGTGACACCCCCAAAGTAATTCAAGAGTTCTTGTTAGAAATTCTAAATAAACTACTGTCTGGTGCAGGTAAGGATGACATTGTGGAACGTATCCGTGAATTCAAATACGAGTTCATGGAGCGTCCAGGTTGGGAGAAAGGTTCACCCAAACGTGTGAACAATTTGACCAAGTATGCGGCAGAAGAAGCCAGGCTTGGCAAAGCCAACATGCCAGGGCATGTGCGAGCCGCAATGAACTGGAACCAAATGCGTAGAATGAACGGGGACAACTATAGTATGCAAATTGTAGATGGTATGAAAACTATTGTGTGTAAACTCAAGTCAAATGCACTTGGATGGACGTCAATCGGTTATCCTACGGATGAACAACGTTTGCCCACTTGGTTTACCGAATTGCCATTTGATGATGGACTTATGGAAGCAACGGTTGTGGATCAAAAGGTCGACAATTTGCTTGGTGTATTGGACTGGGAATTAGCATCAGCAACCAACACAGAAAACACATTTACTAATTTGTTTGAATTTGAATGAAACTCAGCGACATAGTCAGTTATAAGAATTTATTAGATACCCTTAGCAGTAGACCTACGGCTCAAGAATTGCTGGATGAAATTTCGAGCATAATAAATGTTGCCGAAGTTAGTAGTATACAGATTCCTAATGCTGTGGATCAGATGAACCGAGCACGTGAACAAGTATCTCAAGCAGTTGAGCAGTTTGAAAAACAGTTTACTCAACTAAAGTTGTCTGTTCAAAATCTAATAGAACAACAGGAACCAGAGTATTTTCAAAACAGTTTAGACCTCTACAACACCGGTTATCGCAATGATTCGGCTGATCATATTCGAGATCGGCGTATAGGCGTAGATCCTGTGACTGCCGTGATAATTCAACAGCGACTCAAAATATATACCAGTTGGCAACATCCAGGTATGGTTATACGTCCGGCCCATGCCAAGTACGTAGAAGATCTTGTGGCTTGCGATCCCATGTACTTTGTAGATACCAGTGACCAATTGTTAGAACTCACCGAGTCGTGGTTTACTCCTGAATATCAACGCAGGCTACGACATTATGTGATTGAAGAATACAATAATCAACCCACGTTTATCAATTTGCCTGCTGGGCAGTTTGGGTTGATCTATGCATTTCATTTTTTCAATTATCGACCTTGGCCGGTGCTACAACAGTATCTCAGGGAATGCTTTGAACTGCTGAGGCCAGGTGGTGTATTAGCGTTCACCTATAACAACTGTGATCTTGCCAGACGAGTAGGTGCAGTTGAACATTGTTTTGGTTGTTATACACCTGGACGACTGGTTCGAGCATATGCACAAGCCCTAGGATATGAAACAGTGTTCGATCTAGACGATGATTCAAATAACAGTTGGATGGAACTTCGGCGCCCCGGTAATTGGTCTAGCATACGCGGAGGGCAAACCCTAGCAGCCATACACCAAAGATCTACTGCATCAAACATTACCAATGTCATTGACAACCCGCCAGACTCTGTGTACAATGAATTGAATATATTGTTGAACATTGCCCAACGATTAGGTATTGACCTAAAACAATGCGTCACCAAAGGACAATACTCAGCAAAAAAACTAAGACGCTCTATTGAACAGAGCATACATCCTCAACCACTAACTGAGCAGATGATAACGGAATTATTTAACCAAAGGAAGCAATCATGAGAGACCATTTATTAGACCTAGTACAACACACACACGATCTTGGCTGTATCGATTTGATCAAGATCAACGGCGACGACGCTACAACTGCTATTAACGGACTAGCCGAAGACAAGAGTGTGGTAGTTGAAGCCCGATTCCATAACCCAGTGGCAGACTTTGCAGGTACATTTGGCATGCCTAATTTGACCAAACTCAAAATCTTGTTGAACTTGCAAGAGTACAAAGAGAATGCCAAGATTGCGTTGAGCAAGAAGTCCACAGGTGCTCCTGATGGCCTGAACTTTGAAAATGCTGACGGTGACTTTAAAAATAGTTACAGATTTATGGCCGCAGAGATTGTGAGTGAGAAACTCAAGACACTCAAGTTTAAGGCACCTACATGGCATATTGAGTTCGAACCCACTGTGGCGGCTATTCAACGATTACGTATGCAGGCACAGGCCAATGCCGAAGAGACCACATTCACTGCCAAAACAGAAAATGGAGATCTAAAGTTTTTCTTTGGAGACCATTCTACACACGCAGGCAATTTTGTGTTCCAGCCAGGAGTTGCAGGACAACTCAAACGTGCTTGGGCATGGCCGGTGGCACAGGTATTGAGCATCATGGGGCTGGTTGGGGACAAGACCATGCGTATCAGTGATGACGGTGCCATGCAGATCACAGTGGATTCTGGCTTGGCTGTTTACAACTATATTCTTCCAGCACAAAGCAAGTGAACCTAGCATTATCAAATCGAGGTTTTGGTGAGTGTTCAGGAATGATAAGTCCTGACAATACTAAATTCATTGTTAATATACCAAAAAATGCCAGTAGTTATGTGCTAGATTGGACCACTAGATTCAAGTGGAAGACTGCTGTGGTAACCAATGACACCTGGCTTGATTTGAAAGAGATAGTTGTGATCCTGAGAGACCCGTTGACAAGATGGGTTAGTGGTATGAGTCAATATCTCAAAACTTATGTGTTGTGTCCGGTAGGACCCAATGGTCCTGTGTTTCCGGGCATGCTCGAAGGGGCAGAAGATTATAGTATGACTGCTGATGATTTTATTAGTTGTTACAATCAAACTACTGAACGATTGATATTTGACAATGTGTTTAGATTTGATGATCATGTGTGGCCTCAACATGATTTTTATGAACATATAAAGCCTGGTCTTACAAGACGTTATTTTATGCTTGACAAAGATTTTGATGCTAATTTTGCATCCGGGTTAGGACTTGACTTAATAATAAATCTTGATCGCAACGATGGTAATGACAATCCAGACACAAAAAAACTTCATGAATTTTTGCAACATCGTCTAAATACCAGACCCGAACTGTGTGAGCGAGTACAAAAAGCCTATGCTCGCGATTATGAAATAATAAAACAGGTATTCAACCAATGAGTGAACAAGACAATTTAACTGCCAAACAACTAGACTATGCTGTGTTCTTACCAGCCATCTCTGGCTTCTATGCTACTTTTGTAGGCAAGCAACGTGATCCTGTGAATGGTCCTTATGTGGATCCTTCTAGATTGCCAGCAGGCATGCAGGACATGGAAATGATGAACTGGCTTAATTCGCAGAAGGGCCTGTTCCCTTACAAGTGGAGTCTATACTCAGGTGGTCATGCCAACTTAGATTTGACCAAACAAGACTGGTCAGAGGACATGGTTCGCAATCGAGACCCCAATACCATCATGCTAGGCGACTCAGGTGGTTTCCAGATTGCCAAGGGCCTGTGGGAAGGTGACTGGAAGGCCAATTCGGGTTGTGCCAAAGCACAAAAGAAACGTTCACAAGTGTTGACTTGGTTAGACTCAATCAGCACATATGGCATGGGGCTCGATATTCCTACCTGGGTTATTCATGACAAGAAAGCGTCAGATGCTTGCCAAATTAAAACCTTGGACCAAGCAGTTGCGGCCACCAAGTACAACAACGAATACTTTATCAAGCACCGTAAAGGCAAAGATAACGGTGGTGCCAAGTTCTTGAATGTGTTGCAAGGTGACAATCATCCCAACGCAGATGCATGGTATGAACTTATGAAAGGCTACTGCGATCCTGCCAAGTATCCAGGTCGTCACTTTGATGGCTGGGGCATGGGTGGTCAAAACATGTGTGACGTTGATTTAGTTTTGCGCAGACTGGTAGCACTACGTCATGACGGTTTGCTACAAGAAGGTTTACACGATTGGATGCACTTCTTGGGCACATCAAAGTTGGAATGGGCTGTGCTACTCACTGTGATCCAAAGAGCAGTTAGAAAATACGTTAATCCGTCTTTTACTATTTCCTTTGATTGTGCCAGTCCATTCCTTGCCACTGCCAATGGACAGGTATATCATCACATTGACTTGCCACACAACGACAAGTGGTGCTATCGTATGAGTCCTATTGTGGATGACAAGAAGTATGCCGCAGATACTCGTCCATATGGACAGGCAGTGGTAGCAGATGGATTGATTGGTCACTTTGATGAGTCACCAATTAGCCAACACCTACAGATGAAAGACATCTGTATTTACAAACCAGGTGACCTAAACAAGATTGGCAAAGAAGGCAAGACAAGTTGGGATAGTTTTAGTTATGCTTTGCTTATGGGTCACAATGTTTGGACACATTTAGAATCAGTTCAACGTGCCAATCGCACATACGATTCAGGTTCGTGGCCGGCTATGATGTGGAACCAAGGTACCAAAGGTCGTACTGGAGACCATGCACACTTCAAGGACATTGTGGATGCCATATTTGCCACACCAGATCGTGAGGAATCCGAAGCCATTATCAAACATTACTCAAGATATTGGATGGACATTGTGGGCACTAGAGGATTCAAAGGTGACAAGACCATCAGTGCAAGACCGCAATTTAATACGTTTTTCGAAGAAGTTGAGGTTGCAGAAACCGACGATGATAGTGTAGAATTAGACACATCAGCATTGGATCAACTGGAACAGGACCAAAAGAAATGAATCGAAACGGACACAAAGACGTAAACTTTTTTGTAGGAACAGAAGTAGAACGCACCCCTGCATTTGGCCGACACACTTTGTTTGTTGTGGGATGGCAACCTGTACTCGAAATTGTTCGACTACTAGCCGAACACAATTCACACACAGACAACACCAAACATATCAAACACATCTTCTTTGGTGCCAATCACAGTTTTCATCCTAGCAACAGACTGGAATGGCAACGATGGGAAAGCATGATTGAACCATTTCTACGTGACGGTCACTTGTGTAGTCTGGACATTCCAATTACTCACGTGGACGAGTTTCATGATGGCCCACTTTGCGACTACAGAAACTTTGTTCCGCAGATTCGGGTAAGTCTACCCTATACAAAACTGTGGAATTATAATACAATGTTAAAAATAGATGACAAGGACTTTGATGCTACCAATCCTGGAGTTTGGTGTCACAGTCTCCACAGTCTAATGAGTCGAAGAACATTTACATCGTGGGATGACTATCGTGAGGATTCAGTAATCTAATGGCAACATATCCAGCAATCATGGGTGCCAAAGTTAGCACTAAACAACATAAACATAGAATAAACACAATTTTTGGCTATGATGCTACCTTAGGTAAATCAACAAGAAAATATCAAACAAAAGGACCCAATATGTTTAAACGAATGATCAAAGATTTGGTCACTTGGAGCATGAGCGATCATCATCAAGAAGACATCCAGATATCAGAACGTCCAGATGAAATTAGAATCAGTGCCACGGGTATTAGATTTGAAGTGTATCGTGCCAATGGTGGTACTGTGGTTGAAACTCGTCGTAATGACCGACGCACCGGTGACAGCCTTTTTGAACTGCATGTGATCTCCAGTGATCAAGACATTGGCGAAGAACTTGGCAAAATTATTACCATGGAGTCATTAAAAGCATGAACCAACGAGAGCAAGCACTAACAGAACAGCGTGAGCGAATCATGAGTCACGCAGAACGTAAAATCTGGGTTACATTCCGCAAGGAAGGCATACATTGCTATCCAGCGGCGGCTACTGATTCTGCACTGGCTACAGGTGATGAATATGATGTGAGTTTCCTTGGTACCCCACATCGTCATATATTCCACTTTAGAGTATGGATTGATGTGCTACACAACGACCGCGACATTGAGTTTATTCAATTCAAACGTTGGTTAGAAAATTTGTACAAAGACGGCATCTTACAACTTGACTATAAAAGTTGTGAAATGATGGCTGATGACTTGTACGCAGAAATTGCTGGTCGATATCCTGACCGTGCAGTGTGGATTGAGGTGGCCGAAGATGGTGAGAATGGCGCCTTGATCAAGTATGAACTTTCTCGCCCTAATCTTTCAATCAAGATCTAACGTGCAAGCCACCATTATTGCTTACCCTCCTTCGGGAGGTGGCAATCATCTCAAAAATCTCTTGTGTCTAAGTGATGCATTTGCCAACAGCAGTGATCTCAATCTTGAGCCATATGATACTGGCAATAGAGAAGTTCACAGCACATCCGGTCGTAACATGAATCAATATCGCATGGCTGATGCATTGTCTAGTTCGGGAGATTTTATTCTACACGGACACTTTGGTGAACTGTCTCCATTTAGAGAAACAATCAACAATATACAAAACAAAAGATTTGTGATTGTAAACATCGATACTCCGCAGGATCGTCGAGTGTTACAACATCGTCAGAAACGATTGGGCCAACAAAGTCATGACTATTATCTACATGAAGAACAATATTTTTTGTATCAACCACAAATGTACAGCACTTATTTCACCGGTCAAGAGTGTGATATATTCTCGTTTCCATTGACAGATCTATGGCATAGTGTTATAAATTACAATGGCACATGGGATCGTCTAAATAGTTTTCTCGGTATCAACATTGATCTAGCACCAGCACAACGCCTGCATGATCAATGGCGTGCCAACAATCAAATGTCTAGTTATTATTTTTAAAGGAAGTAAAATGGCCAAGCCACAAATCAAACTCAATGCTCGAACTCAACAAGTATGGGAGGATCTGGATCGCTATCGCGAGTTTGTACAAGACTACGGATATCGCTTCAACGAAGCGGACTTGTATAACTTCCGCAGTTATGCGTTCCAGCAGTTTAATAAACATGTCCAGGGCAAGACTGCCAAGAACATGTGGGACGAAGACACACGTCGCTTTGCATCGAGGTTCTGATGAGAAAACTATACTACATGGGTCTTGAAAGTTATCAAGGCCGCTACACACTACAACTGACAGAGTGGAACCGAAGAGTTTTTGACCGTAGAGGTCTGGACGTGGTTTATGTTCCAGGTGTCACTATTGACAACACACAGGCTATCAGTGTAGGGCAAGTGTTGGATGCACATGGTCGCAGTTACTTTGGCATGAGCCAGATGATGAACCTGGTTCAGTTGATGAAGAACGGAGAAGTTACCAATGAAGATGTTATCTACTTTGAAGACATGTTTCAACCTGGAATCGAGAGCCTGCCCTATATTCTTGATCAAGTTACTGCTGATCAACGTCCCCGTGTATATGTTAGGTGTCTTGCTCAGTCCATTGATCCTGATGATTTCGTACATGTATGGGGTATGGCAAAATGGATGGGGCTCTACGAACAAATGGTTAATGAGTTTGCGACAGGAGTTCTCGCCACGAACGAAGAGATGGTTGCTCATATGCGCATTGCTGGATGGCATGCTCCTATATACAATATTAGTGGCCTAGCATTTGGCAAGGCAGAAGTTCTGGAACGCATTGACGGTGCCAACAACATTCGACTATTCCACGAGCGTCAACTGCGTGTGGGCTTTGCCGCAAGATTTGATCAAGAGAAACAGCCCGGCTTCTTCATGGACCTGGCTGAACAGTATCAGGCAACCGACCCTAGTGTGAAGTTTGCTATCTTTCAAGGTGGTCCACTGAGATCAAACAATCCAGACTATGTGTATCGTGCTCGAGCATTGGCAGCCGCCGGCTTGTTAGAAATACATGAGAATTTGAACAAAAATGAATACTACGCTTTGCTTAATGATACTCGTTGTCTCTTTAATTGTGCCCTTCAAGATTGGGTCAGCAACACCGTCTCTGAGGCTGATACTCTAGGGTGTAATGTTCTTTACCCTGCTTATCGTAGTTTCCCTGAGACCTTTGCCAATGATCCGGAACGTCTTTATGTTCCTTGGAGCATGGCTGATGCTATGAACAAGTTAGATCCGTTGTTGGTTTCGCCACATACTAGTATGGGTCGTATCAGTGACTGGAACAACGGCACAGTTGATCGTATTGTTGATATCATCCAAGGTTCAGGCGAGAAGTGGAACCGTTCAGGCAATAGGTATCGTAATCACATAGCAGGGGCCAAATACTAATGAACGTTATAGTCACTGGATCAGGCGGCTACATTGGTGGCCAAATCATGTTGCAGTTGAAAGATGCAGGACATACAGTTTATGGCATTGATCGACAAGAACCTCCCAAGCACCTGTTGGGAGTATGCGATAAGTTTTTGTATCAGGACTTTGCGTCAGATGTGGCCTTGAGTTGGATCATCGGCAAACAACCAGATGCTATTATACATTGTGCTGGTACTAGTCTTGTGGGTCCTAGTATGAAGAATCCTGCTGACTATTACAACAACAACGTGGTCAAAACCTTGCGACTGTTGGACATTGTTAAAAATAGTCTACCCAGAACAAGATTTATCTTTAGTTCAAGTGCTGCCACCTATGGTGAACCTATTATAAATCCTTGTCAGGAAGTAGATCCTTGTGAGCCTGTTTCACCTTATGGTCAAAGCAAACTCATGGTAGAACAAATCTTAGAGAGTTATCATCGAGCCTACGGTCTGGACTATGTGGCGTTTCGTTACTTCAATGCCTGCGGTGCCGACAGCCTTGGCAGGCACGGACAGGCACCTGGTGCCACACACATCATTGCTCGTGTGCTAGAAAGCATTAGAGATCAAAAAGAGTTTGTGTTAAACGGCGATGATTTCCCCACAGAAGATGGAACATGTGTGCGTGACTATGTACACGTAGAAGACATTGCCGGCGCTCATGTGCTGGCCCTGGATCGAAAGATCGAACCTGGTGTCTACAATCTTGGTTCTAACATGGGCACAAGCAATCGAGGCATTATTGAAGCCGCGCTAGATGAAACACAACAGCCATTAAATGTCATAGTCGGTGCTCGTCGTGAAGGAGATCCTGCTGTGTTAACAGCCAGCGATGCAAAGTTTGCATCCGTTGTAGGCAAGTGGCGACATCACATACTAGATGACATAATCCGCCATTCTTGGGCATGGTATGTTCGATAAGATACTAAAGTTTGAACACGAACTGGCAGAGTTCACTGGAGCACCGTATGCCATCATGACCGATTGTTGTACACACGCAATCGAATTGTGCCTGCGACACGATCAGATTCAGGAATGTGAGTTCACTCCTTACACTTACCTAAGTATTCCCATGCTCATGCACAAGTTAGGGATCAAATATGCATACTCGGATCATGCTTGGCAACGTTGGGTAGGCGAGTATCCTTTTCTAAACACACGAATTTGGGATAGTGCAAGGCGGTTAGAACGGAATATGTATCGTTCCGGAACCATGCAATGTGTAAGTTTCGGACATGATAAGCCTTTACATATAGGCCGTGGTGGTGCTATAATACTAGATGACCGCACAGCATATGATGCAATAATTCGTATGCGGTATGATGGTCGTGACCTAAATATCACACCCTGGATTGCACAACATGAATTTCGAGTTGGATATCATTATAAACCTACACCAGAAGAAGCCATTCAAGGTTTGGCATTGTTGGAAGGTCTTAAAGAATTTTGTCCTGAACCAAGACATGTTGACTATCAAGATTTAAGAACTATCACAATCAAGGATTAAGATGACAGACACAAGTAAAAACTTATCACAAGCAATACGTGAACAAATGAAGTCTAGCGGTAAACGTTTTTGGGCTGGAGACAACATCAGTGACTATGTGGATGATGAAACAAAATCGCAACTGATTGACGAAGCAACTGTAGCATTTGAACGTGTGCTAGATACATTATTGATTGACAGAGAAAATGATCCCAACTCCAAAGGCACAGCAAAACGCTTGGCCAAGATGTACTTCAACGAAATAATGGCAGGTAGATATGAACAGTCACCAAACGCTACGGCTTTCCCAAATGATACAGACGGTGCGTACGAAGGCATGTTGGTTGTTCGTTCTGAACTCAAAAGCATGTGCTCGCATCATCATCAACCTGTGTCGGGTGTGGCTTATATTGGAATTATTGCTGGACCAAAACTCATTGGTCTGTCCAAGTACACACGTATTGCTCAATGGTGTGCTCGGAGAGGAACCTTACAAGAAGAACTATGCATGGATATTGCTCGAGAAATTGGGGTTGCCACTGGGTCATCCGATGTTGCGGTTTATATACAGGCTACCCACGGATGTTGTGAGAATCGCGGTATTATGGCACACAGTAGTCTCACCCAAACCACAGTACTTCATGGTGCATTCAAGACCGACCCAAGCGTGAAGAAAGAATTTTTTGACAACATCAAACTGCAACAAGAGTTTGCACCGAGATAACTTATGCTATTAGAAATTGCGTGTATAGTGGCAGGATTTTTAGGTGGCATGACTTATGCCCAAGAACGAGATTGGCAAGGTTATCGTAAAACTCGTCGAGAGGTTGAAGAAGAAATAGGCAAGGAATTTGACTATTACAAAAATCTCAGTGAGAGTTTGAAACAAGATATACACGAACTTAAAACGAGAAAAAAATGAGTTGCATCTCCAACCGCGATGGAAGCATTCAACTGCCTGTGGAACCTGGCCTGTTGGAATGGTTACAACAACACTATCCACATTCGCAATATCACTTGATTGAACTATGAAATACGAAACACTAGAATCAGCACACGCCGCTGGAGCGGCACCTTGGGACTTGCGAGTAGAAGAACTGTCGGACTTTCATGTCACTGTGTTCCGCGATCGCTTTCCGGTCACCAACGGTCATTTGTTATTTGTGCCCAACTACAACACCACTGAAGTGATCAATGAGGCATTTTATAGTGCTCAACGGGCCGGTGAGGATATGGTCAACCTGGGCGAGTGTGATGCTTACAACATTGGCATCAATCAAGGTCCTGCCGCTGGACAAACAGTAATGTACCCACATATTCATTTGATCCCTCGTAGAACTGGAGACTGTACAGACCCTGTAGGTGGTGTGCGTGGCGTAATTCCCGAACAACAGAACTACAAAACTGGTGGCTACAAACAGCCAGCATAAATATTTCTTTAAGCGGTCTTGGCGTCACTCCCGCTTTACAAACTCTGCCGCCTATGCTATAATTTAACATAGGAGAAACAGCATGAATCATATACAAATACCAATTCCTCGCCAGTACAAATACACCAGTACCAAAGAATACCACGACGCATTTCCATGCGCCTATAGACAGTGGCGAGCCGACAGCCACTGCAATCTGATCCACGGTTACAGTTTCTCAATGAAGTTCTACTTTGGCACCGACCATCTGGATGTGCGTAACTGGGCCGCTGATTACGGTGGTCTCAAAGAACTCAAACACGTTCTTGAAGATCAATTTGATCACACATTGTTAGTTGCCGAAGATGATCCTGAACTAGAATTCTACAAAGAAATGCAACGTCGCAACATTGCCAAACTAACTATATTACCCCGACTTGGATGCGAAGGGCTTGCTGATCAATTGTACAAGTTTGTGAACGGGGTTTACATTCCTGACTATTGGGGAGAAGGTGAAGCCAAGCGGCTCTGGTGCTACCGTGTGGAAGTGCGTGAAACACAGAGCAACATGGCTTTCCGAGAAGGTCATCGCGAGTGGAATGAAGATTTGTTTGCATGAGCATAGATATTTCAATCCTATTGCCCACACGTGGTAGGTCAGACATGCTCATGCGTAGTCTGTTCAGCCTGCATGATTTGGCTACCGACTTTTCCACTATCGAAATTTTATTCGGAATGGACAACAACGATGCTGTAGGACTTGAAAACATGTTGCATCATGTGATACCCTGGATTGAGCAACACAATATAGCACACAAAATTGTGATATTTGAACCCATGGGCTATCACAATCTGCATCGTTATCTAAACGGCCTGGCCGAAAGTAGCAAAAGCCCATGGCTGTTTTTCTGGAACGATGATGCTATAATGAAAACACAGGGTTGGGACACATACATACGTGCCAAAACTGGCGAATTCAAACT